TTTATTACAAACTAATAAACCGATGACAGGAATAGACAACAACATTGAGGTAAGATTGATTTACTTAGATACAAAAGAGGAGATAGAATTTAGATCAATAGCAAAAGCAGTTAGGTTTTTACATACTGATTACAAAACGATTATGACCTATATGAACCCAATAAACAAAAAACGATACAAGCATAATGACCGACTTTGTGTTGTTAGATTGAAAAAGTAACCCTAATTTTGCTTTATGCCATTGATACCTTTACCCAAGTTGTTAGAAAAAACCCAAAAGGTAGTTAATGCTTACATAAGAAAACGAGATGAAGGGTTACCTTGTATTAGTTGCGGAAGCTACAATGGTAATCAAGCTGGACACTACTTTACTGTTAAAGGGTATTCGGCTTTAAGGTTTAACGAATGGAATATTCATTTACAATGTGCTGGATGCAATATGTTTAAACACGGCAACCAAGCAATGTACCGAATTGGACTTGTTGAAAGGATAGGTGAAAAAGCGGTGAAGGAGTTAGAGTTTGAAGCGGTTAACAATAGGCTAAAGAAATGGACAAGAGCAGAATTAATAGATTTAATTAAAAAATATGGCGAAGCTAAGTAACACAGGGAAAGTATCCTTTGGCAAAAGAAAGACTGGTAAATATAAAAAGACATCTGGTCCAAAAGACAAAGCAGTTAAACCTTATAACAGACAAGGGCGATGAAAGACACATACGGAAAGAAACTTTAAACGTGTAAATGCGGTACAGTTACCGAAGGCTATGTGTGGTTCGGTAAGATAAAAGAAACCCAGTTTGAATGTACTAAGTGTGGCAAATGGGTAGGATATGAAAACTTAGAGAAGAAAGTAGATAGTATTATTTCAATACGAACACCAACAAAAAACCGATAATGAACATTAACGAAATCAAACCTAATCCTAACAACCCAAGAAAGATTGATGGGGATGACTTTGCTAAGTTGGTTAAGTCTATTCAAGAAGACCCAAAGTTACTTGAAGCAAAGCCGTTAATCATAGATGAAAACAATATAATCTTAGGAGGCAATCAAAGGTATCGTGCTTGTTTAGAATTAGGCATCCAAGATGTACCTGTGATTAAAATGCCTAACTTAACAGATAAAGAGAAAAAGAAATTACTTGTAATTGATAACACTCACTATGGAATGTGGGATATGGATATGTTAGCAAACGATGATTGGGAAGTTGGAGATTTATGCGATTGGGGTGTTAATGTAGACTTCTTAGTTCCAACAAATGAAGAACCAAAAGCAATAGACAATACTAAAAAAGGAAAGGTTTGCCCTAATTGTGGCATATCTTTGTAATACAGGTAAAATACAGGTAACTTATGGCATTCCCAAATATAGAAACACAATTCACTAAAGGAGTAAGCGGAAACCCTAATGGTAGACCTAAAGGTGTGCAAAATAGTAAGACTCGTTTACTTAGATTACTTGAATTAGTACAAAAGAAACGCAACCCAATAACAGGCGAAGAAGAAGATTTTACTGTACTTGAGTTAATGGATATGCAAATGATTAGCAAGGCATTGAAAGGCGACCAAAGAGCATACGAGGCAGTAGTAGATAGATTAGAAGGTAAACCAAAACAAACAACCGACATTAACGCTGATGTTAGAGGTAATGTCCAAATTATAATAGAACCAGATGCAGGATGTGAACCAATTAAAGATTAGAGGAACACCTGTCTTTTATGCTAATAAAAATGCATACGAGGAAGGTTATCCAATAATTTGTAATGAAGGAGGCTCAAGGTCAAGCAAAAGCTATTCCGTTGTTCAGTTACTAATCCATATTGCTTCAAGCAAACCCAATACAAGGATTTCGTGTGTATCTCATTCCCTACCACATATCAAGCGTGGAGTTTATAGGGATTTTAAAATGATAATGGAGCAATGGAATTTATGGGATGAAAGTAGTTTCCGTTATACTGATTTCATTTATACGTTTAAGAACGGCTCTTATATTGAGTTATTCGGTCTTGAAGACCCTGACAAAGCAAAAGGACCAGCAAGGGATATATTATTCGTAAACGAGGCAAACTTGATTAGTAAGGCTTTGTTTGACCAGCTTTTAATTCGTACAACTGGACAAGCATTCTTAGACTGGAATCCAGCCGACTTTATTTCTTGGGTATATGAGGTAGCTGATAATCCAAAGAACAAGCGCATCCATTCTACCTACCGAAACAATTTACCAAATCTTAGTGAAAGCCAAATAAGAAACATTGAGCAATATAAAGACTTGCCAGATGACTTTATGTGGAAAGTGTACGGCTTAGGAGAAAGAGGAGCAGCAAAAGAAATTGTCTATACTCAATGGAAACAATACGATGAAGCACCAGATGGCGATGTGTTCTATGGGTTGGATTTTGGTTATGTTCACCCAGCTGCATTAGTTAAGGTTACGCATCACGAAGGACAAAACTACTTTGAGGAAATAGTTTACCAAAGCGGATTAACTTTAAGCGACCTATCAAGATTAATTAAAGAGAAACTACCAGAACGTGCAACAATATATGCAGATGCTGCCGAGCCTAAATCTATTGAGGAACTTTACCGACAAGGGTTTAACATTAAACCAGCCGTTAAAGATGTATGGGCAGGAATAGTAAAGATGAAGTCTTATCCAATAAACTTACATTACAATAGTAAAAACCTAAGAAGGGAGTTTATGTCTTACAAATGGAAAAAGGATAAAAACGATAACGTAATTGAAGAACCTGTAAAGGCAAACGATGACTTGATGGATGCTTGTCGATATGCCGTGTTTACACATTTAACCAAGCCTAAATTTGAGGTGTCGGTATTTTAGTATAAATTGTCTAACTTTGTTAAAATTCATATATAATGGGATTACTTGACTTTTTTACTAAAAGACAAAAACTATCAACTGTTTTACCACAAATTCCTTTTAACGGACAAGTAGCAATACAACAAGGGATAATCACTTGGCAGGGTGGCGATAATATTAGTTTTGTTCGTGATGGTTATTCAGCTAATGACATAGTTTATTCTATCGTAAAATTAATTACGGATAAAGCAAAACTTGCACCATTTCACGTTTACAAAGTAGTAGATGAAACTTCCGCAAAGAAGTATAAAGCGTTAATGAGCCAACCAGATAAAATTGAAAACTGGAAAGATGTAGAAAAGCTACACAAGAAGGCATTTGAATTATATACAGGCGATGCAAGATTAAACGAGTTATTAAAATATCCAAATGAAGATGATACTTTTGGTGATTTCGTAGAGGCTTGGTGTGCGTTTAAGTTAATCACAGGTAACTCTTTCATTTACGCAAAGATGATTGAAGGTGGTAATAACAACGGCAAACCTTATGAGATGTACGTGCTACCTTCTCAATATATGTACGTGTTAGCAAACATTCAAAATTTCCCTCCAACTATTGGCGGTTACCAATTAAATTATGGTCCACTTTGGAACTTTACTAAACAAGAAATATTACAAGATAAATACTTTAATCCACAATGGAATACAACTGGCAATCAACTATATGGTCAATCTCCTTTGATGGCTGCTGCGAAAAACTTGACTCGTTCAAACGAAGCGAAGACTGCAGCGGTTGCTTCTTTCCAGAATGGTGGTCCAGCTGGAGTTCTTTTTATGAATGATGAACGCTTTGACCCAATTAGTGGAACACAACAAGCACAAGCACTTAAAAGAGCAGTAAGTGAAAAAGGTGGCTCTGCTAACTTTAATTCAATTGCGGTTAGTGGTTACAAAGTAGATTGGAAACAAATCGGTTTAAGTCCTGTTGAATTAGATATCATTGAGAGTGAGAAGTGGGATATGAAAGCACTTTGTAATATTTACGGAGTACCTGCTCAACTTTTAAACGATAGCGATAACAAGACTTATAACAACCAAAGAGAAGGCGAAAAAGCATTGACATTGCGTTGTGCTATTCCTTTGCTTACAGGTATTAGAGATAACTTAAATCGTAAACTACATTCAGATTGGGGTTATCGTGGAACTGATATTTATGTTGACTTTGATGCAAGTGTTTACGGAGAATTAGAAGCAAACAAATCGGAGCAAGTAGAATGGTTAGATAAGGCTTGGTGGATTGCACCTAAGCAAAAGATGGATATTATGGGATTAGAGATTCCACCTTACATTGACGAAGCAGAAATGGAAAAATTATACATTCCATCAAGTTTACAATCACCAGATGAGTTTCAACCTTTAACTTTACCAAATGAATAATGTACAGAAATTCGTACAGTTAGCTAATCAGTTAATAAGCGAAATAAAGAAAACAACAGGCATCAATCGTAGTGGTATTACACAAGCTGCTTCATTAGTAAGTCAAGGCAAAGTAATAAATTCAAGAACTTGGAATAGACCAAGTGCAGCAGAGGAAAACGCATACATTGAGGAAAACGGAATGGCTGCTTATGGTAAGTGGTTTTTAGGCATTGATGCAAACGCTGATATGGAAACTAAAGAACATTGGCACTATATTTATACAAGTGATTTTGTAAACGTTGACAGAGCAGGACTTATTGCTATTAGACAAAGAGCAGGTCAACAAGGTCAAACAGATGTATTTAATGCAGCTGGTAAGTTACTTGAAAAAATAGATGCATAATGATTTGGCAAGATTATAGGAAACTATACTTAAACGCAATAAAAACCTACTCACCTAAGTTCAAGAAAGAACTACAAAGGCAAGTGGATACTTATTGCGATACCCAAGATTTAAACGCTATAAGCGATAAGAAGATAAAAAAGACCATCCAAAACGTTCATATTGCAATGGGCGTTAAGATGGCACAAATTGCCG